TGATGGCTTCTGCGGGCTTGAAAGCCTTGATGCCATCTAGCAGGTAGTGGACATTAAAGGCTAGTGCCACCTTGCCAGCGGTGCCGTCGTATTTGAGCGCCTCAGTGCCGATGTTGGCGTCAGTCTCGGCGCTGATAACCATGGTGCCTTTGTCGCCAATAAGCAGCGTCACCACGGAGTTGTGTGCATCAGCGATGAGTGCAACACGCTCTAGGGCACGCGTCAGGCGACGCCGGTCAATGGTGATGGTGTGCTGGAAGGCGTCTGGGATGAGCTTTGCCACGTCGGGGTAGGCACCATCCATGATGCGGCTGTAGATGGTGATGCCATCACCGGCATTGATGACGGCTTGACCGCGTGCTACGGCAATTGCTGCAACGCGATCCTGCAGCAAGCGCATGGTGCTGGCTGGTAGTACCACGTCGAGTGCATCGGGTAGGTCTAGCGCGTAGCGCATCAGGCGATGGCCGTCAGTGGCTTCCATGTGGCCATTGCCGAGGTGGATGCCTTGCAGCATCTGCTTGCTGGCATCAGTGCTGGCGGCTGCCATGCAAGCGCGGATACCGGCGGATAGGTGCAGCTCGGTGCTGGTGGCATCCACAACCGGCATTGCGGGGTAATCCGCTGCATCAGCCGCTGCAAGCCCGTAGGAGCCGCCAGAAGCGGTCAGAGCACCATCTGCAAGGGTTAGAGCCTCGTCGCCATCAAAGCGGCTTACAAGGCCAGCCAGCAGCCTGTATGGCAACGCAACGGTGCCATCGGTCTCCACTGCAGCGGGCAAGCCGCTAACGGTGATGCCAAGGTCAAGGTTGAAGCCGGTGATGGATGCAGTGCCACCAGCGGCAGTGATGAGGCAGCAATCAAGGATCGGATGTGAGCTGCGATGCGCGATGGCCGGCGCAATGGTGCGTAAGGCGTAATCAAGATCAGATTGACAGGTGGTGAGTTTCATTGTCCGGCGGCACGGGAAAGGCTGGTGATGATGCTTTGGTAATCAGCGGCAAAGCTGTCGACAAGTTCAGCCGGTATCGGCACGCCGTCATCAATGGCGTTGTCTTCAATAGCAGCGGCGTATGCCACTGCTTGCGCCATGGCGTCATGCAGTCGGTTGATCACCGGCTGTTGTTTCGGTGGGATGTGAATGAGCGATGACATATGCAACGAGGGTTTCAACATGACGGCGGCTTAGGTCACCACGCATGAAAGCGCAGGCGTCCGCCACCAGCGCATGGTACGCCGCCGTGGTCAATCGTGCAACACCACCACCACCAAGCGCACGCTGCCGGATGAGATGCGCACGTGGGATGCCATGCGCTGTTGCTTCAGCATTCAACCGCGCCAGGTCAGCAGCGGACACATTCAGTTTGATTTCAGGCATTGGTGGCTTCAGTGAGTGGTGCAGGTTACGCCCCGGGGGGCGCATGTTACGCCTGTAACAGCCTGTAACGGTAAGCGTTACAGCGAGATCCCAGTCCCTGACTGGGTTGTAACGTTGTAACACTAACATTTATAGTAAAAGATAGTAGTAGTAGTAGTAGGGGCGGGGTAAAAAGCTCTTATTTTCTCCTGATGTCTCTTTATATGTTTCCGCGGAAAAACCGTTACAAGCGTTTCAAACGGCACAACCGTTGCAGCGCAAAGGGTTTGAGCGACACGGGCACCGTTACCGAAGCGCCCAAAACGTTACAGAATCTCAAGCGTGTCAAGTGGGACCAGTGTCGCTCGTGATGGACCCATGCCTTTGAACCGCACGGGCGATGCGGCAATGGTTGCCTGCGGTAGCCGCCGCAGAGCCTGCCTATAGGCGGTTCCAGCCCATGGTGTGTCGCGCAGAATGGTCTGAAGGTTTGTGCTGCTATTGGCCACTGCGAGGCACCCTTGTGTCACCTTCAACCCATAGCGGCCAAGGATGGATTCAATCTCGTCACCAGGCGTTGGGCTGTGTTCATTAACATAATATTTGCCGCTTGAGGCTAACTGAATTAACTCAACAACAGCAATACGGCGACCACCATCGACCTGCAAAATAGTTTGGAGAATTTTACTTATGCAACGCACTTCATCTGCGTCATTAGTGTCTACCTCGCGGTTTTCCCAGTTCATAGAACCAATCCAATCCGCTGCTTGTTCGGGTGTTATCTCGCCTCCACCGTTTGGCTTTAGCGTCCATGCGCCAGCAAGTAGCGTCCCATATTGATCGCCGTAGCGCTGTCCAAACTTGACCGCAAGTGCGCCAGCAATTACCTTTGAATTCTTGCGGATCAATGGAATCTGCGGAATAGTGCGTGCGACCAACTTGCGGCCATTGTCATCACTGCAGGCTTTAAGAATTCTTGCCTCAAAGCCAACCCAATCGTCTTTAGATATCTGATCCTTGCGTAGGCTTAGCACGCAAAAACGATCAAGGTCAGCACGTTGAACAAGGCCAACATTGATAGAGCTAACACAAAACATGGAACGAATTTCAAAGGTATTAACGCCACCGTTAGTCGTACCCTTGTAGATCTTGCCACCCTCAGAACTTGCAATTCGTGCAAGAGAGAGGATGTTTTGCACCTGCTGCTTGTCTTTCTGTTCATTCTGTTCAAGCTCATCGAAAACAATAGGGATGGCGTCGGAGCGAAGCTGGCCCCGCAAGCCGGCTTCGGTTGTTCCGCCGGTCGCGCCCTCGAACATGCCGCCGAGCAGTGGCTTCATAAACAGCTTGAGCAGGCTGGTTTTACCGCTACCGGCTGGGCCGGTTACCCAGATGTGCGGTCGCCAATCCAATGCGCCGCAGACCGGAGCCAGCACAATCCAGCCAAGCAGCAGATAGGCGCTTGCGGGCGTCTCCCATTTGAAGCCGGTGGCAATGTCGGTAATCTCTTCGGCGTCGGAGTCATCAAGCGGCTGGGCACCTGGACCTTGGATCGGCTTGGCGTTTTCGTAGAAGTAGTAGCTGCTGAAATCCTTAGGCAGCTTGGTAATTTCGCTAGAAGCACCGTCAACCACAAGCCTGCCACCGAGGTGGAGAATGACGCGGCTGTCATCAAACCAAGCGCCGCGGCCACGAATGCGCGACGGATCGTAAACGCCAGTTTTGATGCAGGCGCTAATCAAGGTATCGGCAGCCCCTGTCCAGTCGATCAAAACTTGACCTTTATCGTTTTCTTTGCCGTAGACCGCAGCCCATGTGTCAAGCGGCGCAAGGGTGATGAGGTAGTTCTTGATGTGCTGCGCAGGTGTGAGTGACACGACTTGACAGGCTTTATCGGGCAAGTAGAAGTAAATACCACGATCAAAGCCAAGGCAACGAAACGGCAAACCATCTAGGTGGCCAGTGGGCTGCTTGCGTTGACGCGGCTCGCCGGGTTGAACCTCGACAAGCTCAATAAGTGGCGCTGGCTCTAGTTTCTGGCGATGGGTCTTGACATGCTCCATCGCCTGCTTGGGCGTCCAGTCGGCATCAGCGATATCCCACTTGTCGGGCGCATCTTCTGGTGCTGCGATGACAAACCGCTTGCCGTCACCACTAACTAAGCCGGCAGCCTTCTGCATCGCGGCTCGACCTTCATCGTCGTTGTCGGGCCAGAACATGATGTTTCGCCCAGCAAGCGGCGACCAATCAACCTTGCCAACAGACTGAGCGCCGTTGGGCCATGCGACGGCAATTTGATTGGGAAAAAGCTCAGCGGCGCGATCAGCAGCTTTTTCGCCTTCGCAAACGATCACGCCAGTATCTGGCCTTGCTTCAAGAGCGGACAAGTTGTACAGCGGTCTTGGTGTTGGCCAAGCGGTTCCTTTGCCGCCTTGCCAGCCAATGCCGTCAACCCATGTGCGATGGCGGAAGATCTTGTCGCCGCTTTTAAGGTTGACACGCTGAACCCAAAACAGCGGATCACCAGCAGCATCGGTGTAACACCACTGGCAGGCTGCACCATCCAAGTCAGGGCGCGGCGCATGAATCGGAGGCTTGACTGGCTTTTTGTTCACGGTTTTGCGGATGCCAAGGTGCTGCTCAACCGCAAGCGCGGCCTCTTTAAATGGCAACTGCTTGACGCGCATGAATAGATCCATGCCGTTACCAGCGCCGCCATTCCCGTCTTTGCCACCGCATTTGCTGCAATACCAAGTGCCATTGCCGCCAATGTCGTCAAAACGAAAGCGATCCCGCCCTTCTCCGCATGACGGGCAAGGTTTGTGCTTGTCGTCAAGCACTGCAACAGGGATGCCGCCAACAGTCGACAAGATTTCAACCCAGCGACCACGCGCTGCGTCCATAAGGTCTAAAGCCATGGTCAAACCTTGGCTTGCTGCTCGGTCTTCATCGCATCAGCGATCAAGCGACGAATCACGGTTTGACGGTTCTCGACGCCAGCAGCCTTGGATTCAATCCAAGCCAGCATCTCAGGCGTCAATAGGAGTGGAATGCGTTTCATGGTCACCTAGTGGCCAGCCAATACTACCGCATTGGCCACGGAGGTGCTACTGTGTGACCAGTTCTGCAACATGCTATGGAGTGGGCGCTGGTCAACGGCCTGCGGATCAAGGCTGAAAAATCAGGCACCGTGGGAGTCTGCCCCGGATGTGGCGGCGAGGTCCGCGCCAAGTGCGGTGAGATCGTGTCGTGGCACTGGGCGCACATCAACGCCGACTGCGATCTGTGGTCAGAGCCCGAAACGGAATGGCATCGCAAATGGAAGGGCTATTTCCCAGCCGAGTGGCAGGAGGTGACCAAGCCACCGCATCGCGCTGATGTCGCCGGTCCTGATGGCGTACTTGAAATTCAGCGCAGTGGCATTTCACCAGAGGAAATCCGCGAGCGCGAGCAGTTTTATGGACGCATGGCGTGGCTGCTGAATGGCCACGACTTTTGGGAGAACTTGGAATGGATCAAAGCTGCTGGCGACTACCACGAGTTCAGGTGGAAACATGCCAGAAAGACGTGGATTACCGCAAACCGCACCATTTTTATTGATACGCCGCTTGGCTTATTCCGCGTCAAGAATATCAGGGATGGCAGCTGGAAGGTTGTTTGCGGTTCCTTTGTAAAGGCATCCAGCCTGATGCAATCACTTGATGCTTCTGGCAAAACAAACGCCAGCATGGGTCTATTGCTGTATGACTCCCTTGCTGAGTCGGAAAGAGAGGATTTAATTGCCAAGGCAAATGATCTGCATGGGCTTTACTGCAAATACACATCACTTTGTGGCGCAGCGGGCAGATACGCCTTGCCGCCAAGATGGCGCGACTTTCATACAGCGCACCAATTTATTCGCAAAGCGGAACCTCGATATCTGCCAAGTGTTCGCGATCACTACAAAAGTGAAGCGCAATCACTTATTCGCCAAATTGAAGAAAAAGAAAAAGAAAACTTGCGCATTCGATTAGAGCATGAAGAAAGGATGCGGGAGAAAATGAAAAAACGCGCTGAAATCCAAGTTGAAATGGCAAAAGCGCGTGATGTCCAGCAAGCAGTTAACCGCGCTGCAAATGAGCGGATTGCTGCGGCCATGATGGCCAGAGGTGTGAAATGGCAGTAGCACTTCGCCCACGCCAGGTTAAAGCACTTGATGACCTGCGTACTGCCTACGCCAACGGCGCACGCGCCCCGATATTGGTGGCACCAACTGGATTTGGTAAAACTGCAACGGCTGCTGAGATTGTGCGGCTCAGTATTAGCAAAGGTCGTAAGGTTTGGTTTCTTGCGCATTTGCGTGAGATATTAGATGACACCAGTCAACGGCTAAAACATGCCAATATCCCGCATGGATTGATCAAGGCTGGCGCTCATACTGACTACACAAAGCCAGTGCAGGTTGTTGCTGTGCAGACAGCAGTGCGTCGCCCGCGGTTGCCGCGGCCTGATCTGATCATTGTTGATGAATGCCATTTGGCTGTAGCCGAGTCGTACCGCAAGGTAATTGCAGCAGCAGGTAACCCATTACTGATGGGTCTCACTGGTACACCGCAACGACTTGATGGGCGCGGGCTAGGCGAAGTGTTTGATTGCTTGGTGCCGACATGCAGCAGCGTTGAACTGATTGATGAAAGGCTGCTGGCGCCAGTGCGCGTTTATGCGCCACCAGCGGTTGATTTATCTGCTTTGCGCACACGGGCTGGTGAATATGACCAAGGGCAAGCAAGTGAGATCCTGTCTAAACCAGCAGTGGTTGGTGATGCGTTAAGCCACTGGAAGAAGCTATGCGCAGGCAGGCGTGGCGTTGCATTTTGCACGACTGTTGCGCACGCGCAGGCTGTTGCTGATCAATGGCAGCGCGCTGGTTATCGAGCAATGGCAGTGCATGGCGGCAGTGATGATGCAGAACGCCGTGAGGCGATAGTTGGCTTACGCGCAGGCAGGCTTGACCTTGTGGCTTGTGCGCAGTTGTGGATTGCAGGCGTTGATGTACCTGAGATTGACGCTGTGATTTGGCTACGACCAACGCAAAGCTTGACGGCATGGCTGCAAGGCAATGGCCGCGGCTTGCGCATTGCACCTGGCAAGCGTGATCTGCTGATCCTTGATCACGTGAATAACTGCAGACGGCTTGACCATCCGTTGGCTGTGCATGAATGGACTCTTGACGGCAAGCGCAAACGCGACCGCGAAGCAGCGCCATCGGTCAAGGTGTGCCCGCAATGCTTCGCCACTAGCGCCAGCACCGCTCAGGTCTGCCGCGAATGCGGTCATGTATTTGCGCCACAGGAACGCCGGGAACTGCAGCAGGTTGATGGGGAGCTGGTTGAGATGGCTGCACGTGAACGCAAACGCGAGCAGGGTAGTGCGCAGTCACTGCAGGATCTAATCGAGTTAGGTCAGCGCAGAGGCTATAAGAAGCCACGTGGCTGGGCAGAACGCGTGTATCAGGCCAGACTGGCGAAGCGTTACGGCATCTAGCTTGACAAATTCAAAAGAACGAAAGAAGATAGGCAAAATGCTTTTGCTTGATGGACTACACAGGAACAGACCTTGTGGGTCAGCGATTTGACCAGCTACTGGTTGTCAAGGCTCTTGGCAAGAAAAACGGCCATTACATGGTCGAATGCCTTTGCGATTGCGGCAAGAAAACTGTTATCAGAAAAACAAGGCTGAAAGAAGCAACCAAAATTGGATGCGGGTGCCTAAAGGGCAAGTGGACGCGCCATTGCGAGTCACATACAAAGTTATATCGAGTGTGGGATTCAATGGTTAGGCGTTGCCACAGTCAAACCCATAAGGCTTATGGACGCTATGGAGCAAGAGGGATTTGCGTTTGCGACGAATGGCGTGATTACGTGGCCTTCCGCGATTGGGCAATGTCCAATGGCTATGCGGAAGGCTTGACCATTGAAAGAATTGACAATGATCTTGGCTACAACGACAGTAACTGCTGCTGGGCGACCAGGAAACAGCAGCAAAACAATCGCAGAGCTTGTGTTTACATCACATACCAAGGTCAGACCAAAACGCTAACCGAATGGTCTGAAGCGCTTGGCATTACGATTGACGCCGCTAAGCGCTTTTTCAAGGGCAATGACCAATCAAAGCGAGCAGAGTATTCAACAGCACATCAGGCTCGCTTGTAGCCATGGCCCTGTCAGGCTCTGGCGCAATAACACCGGCACGCTGCGTGACCAGCATGGCAGACCGGTCAGCTTTGGCTTGTGCAAGGGCAGCGCTGACCTGATCGGTTGGCGCACGGTGACGGTGACGCCTGAGATGGTCGGCCAGCAGGTAGCCGTGTTCCTGTCCATTGAAGTCAAGACCGCAACCGGCAGGATCAGACCAGAGCAGCAGCAATGGCTGGATGCAGTCCAGGCAGCCGGCGGCATTGCAGGCGTAGCAAGGAGTGTGGAGGATGCTGCGGCACTGTTAAGCAATACGACACCGCACGGTTGACGACGGCGGCGCATGGTGGTATTGTTTGCACATCGGAGGCAAACGGTCCTCCACTCGGCAGCCCAGAGGCTGCGCTTCAGATGCTGATCCTTCAGGAAACTGGCACTCCTTTCACCGAGGCACAGCTTGATGCCGCATTTGGCAAGGTTGCCGATCCTGCTGATTGGCGCAATCCCATCAGCTACGCAGTGGTTGACCGGGACGATGTGCACGTCACTGTTTCGGCAATCGGCTACTACACCGCTGCGCCTGTCACGGTGAAGGATCTGGGCTGGAACGACGAGTTCATGATCTTCTCACCCGGTTACCGACTGGGACCAGCAGGGGCTTAACCCCACGCGGCCCGCCGGAGCCGCAACCAATCCGGCACCCACACATTGCGACCCCAACCATGCTCACAACTGCACTGCTAATCGTCTGGAAGCTGCTACTGCCACTGCTGGTAGTAGTCGCTGTGATCGACTGGCTCACTGCCTCAGATGATCGCCGCATCCGCGTACTGCGCCGCACTGGCCTGAGCCAAAAGCGCATTGCTGATCGCCTCAACCTGTCCACCTATCGCGTCCGCAAGGCGCTGATGGCATGAAAAACCTCAACCGCTTTGCCGTGCTGGCAATCATCTTTGGTGTCTGGGCAATGGCCTACGACACCGGTCGCCACAATCCCGCCTACGGGCATCACGCCTGCCAAGAGCAACTCAAGCCATGAATGACACCGACATCTACTGGACATTTGCCACTGCCTACCAGCACGGCGGTGGATTCTTCCAAGCGCTAGCGCACGCTGGCATGAAAGCAGACCCCGGCAACAAGCGCCGCATCCTTGATGCATTTCCCGAGATGGTCGCCACCTACGGCACCGCCAGCCGTATGCATCGCCAACTGCGCAGTGGTGCAGTGGTATGACCATCAGCAATGAGCAGTACCACGCTGACCCAGCCATCAGCGCTTCGCACCTGCACGCAGTGGCTAAGTCGCCCTACCACTATTGGAGTCGTTACCTAGATCCCAAACGCATTGCAATGGAACCAACCGCTGCGATGCGGCTTGGCTCACTGGTGCATTGCGCAGTGCTGGAGCCCGAGGAGCTACTGCAGCGCTATGGCGTCTGCGGTCCGCGTAATACCAAAGCCGGCAAGGAACAAGCAGAGCGCATGGCTGCTGCTGGTATCGAGGCGGTTACGCAATCCGACATGGCACTAGCGCTATCCATGGCTGCCAGCGTCCGCGTGCATCCTGCAGCATCAACGCTGCTGGCCCAAGGCAAAGCTGAGCAGTCCTTCTGGTGGGATGACACCACCAGCGGTCTGCGCTGCAAATGCCGCCCTGATTGGTATCACGGCACCACAGTGGTTGACCTCAAGACCACGACGGATGCATCACCGTCCGGCTTTGCCCGCAGCATTGCTACCTTTCGCTACCATGTGCAAGCCAGCCACTACCTAGCTGGTTTGCATGGCGCTGAGCGCTTTGTGTTCATTGCTGTTGAGAAGACTGCACCGTATGCGGTTGCGGTTTATGAGCTTGATGCTGCAGCCCTGGCTGCTGGTAACGAGCTACGTCAACGCGACATGCGCGTGATTGCTGATTGCCGCGCCACTAATGAGTGGCCTGGTTACGGCGATGATTGCCAAACACTCAGCTTGCCTTCATGGGCATTAACTGCCAACCCAACTATCACATCCGATGACTTCTAGCATCACGCTCTGGACACCAGAGCAAACCCAACTGATCAGCACCACGATTGCACCTGGCTGCAGTCAAGATGAGCTGCGGCTTTTTGCCTACGCCTGCCAACGCACTGGTTTAGATCCATTCAGCAAGCAGATCTATGCCATCAAGCGCGGCGGCAAGATGACCATCCAAGCCGGCATCGACGGCTTGCGTGCTATTGCAGAACGCACCGGGCAACTAGATGGCAGTGAAACTTACTGGTGCGGTGAAGACGGCCAGTGGACTGACGTATGGCTTGGCAGCAAACCACCTGCTGCTGCTAAGACCATCATTCACCGCAAAGGCTGCCAGCATCCATTTACTGGTACGGCACGCTTTGCCGACTACAACGCCGGCCAAGGCTTGTGGTCAAAGATGGGCGCTGCAATGATCGCCAAGTGCTCTGAGGCATTGGCACTGCGCAAGGCGTTTCCTGCTGATATGTCCGGTGTCTACAGCACTGATGAGATGCAGCAGGCTGAAGTGGAGCCGGTGACAGTAACCGCTGCATCTGCACCTGCACTGCCCGCCAAGCCTGCAGGTGATGCCAAGCTGTTCCAGGCCGGGAAGGCTGCTATTGCCAAAGCCGACACGCTGGACAAGCTGCAAGAGGTCGTTGCACGCATGGACAAGCGCAAGCCTGATCTCAGCGATGAGCAGAACGATCAGTTGCTGCGCCTTGCTGTAGAGCGCGAAGCGGTGCTGTCCGACACACCCGAAGAGGATCCATTTGCTGATGACTGAACCATTCCTGACCACTGATCAACTGGCAGCACGTTGGGGGTTGAAGCCAGCAGCCGTCAAAAACCAACGTGCGCGTGGTATTGGTCCGGCTTACGTCACTGCATCACGCATTGGCTTACCGGCTGGTACACCACGCGTCCGCTATCCCCTTGCACAAGTCTTGGCTTTTGAAGAAGCCAATGGCATCACCCCACTGAATTGACATGAGCCTTTACGCAACCGGCATCGTTCGCATCATCACCGACCCGCAACTGCGTGCCTTTGAATCCGGCACTATGGTCACCAACTTCGCTGGTGGCATCCAGGAAGGTAAAGACAAAGATGGCAACTGGATCAACAATGCCATCGACTGCGAGGTATGGGGCAAATCTGCAGAGCTGATCGTTGATAAGCTCAAGAAAGGCGACAGCATCCTTGCAAGTGGTGCAGTACGCCGCCAAGAATGGAATGACAAGGAGACTGGCGCCAAGCGCAGCAAGCATGTGCTTAGCATCAGCCGCTTTGAGTTCATGCCACGCACCAGCAGCCCTGCAGAGGAGGCAGTGTTCTAATGAATCAAACCGCTCTTGATGCTGCATTCAAAGAGTGGTGGGAGGCGTCTTACGGGCGCCCTCCCGGCACCCATGCAGTGATGACGCACGTTGCATTTGCAGCGCATGTACTTGAACTTTTGGAATTGATGCAGGATGAACCATCACGCCCTAGCAACTGAGTTAGCAGAGAAGCTGGCTCATTATGTACCGGCTGATGATCCATTTATGCGGTATGTGCGTTGCGCATTAGCGATGCCTACTGCAGGATGCTTTAAACGTGGTGAAGAAAACCCATCATCTGTCTTAACTGCTGATGATGTCCGCAAAATGCGTGCAATCCGCAGTGAAGGCATGACATATGGGCAAATTGCTATTCGTTATGGCATCAGCGTTAAACAAGCTTGGCGCATTTGCAATTACCACCAATGGAGCTGGGTTCAATGACTGATTTAATCAACCATCCACCGCATTACAAGCACGGTGATATTGAGTGCATCCATGCCATTAAGGCAGCACTCGGTGATGATGGTTTTGCCGCTTACTGCAAGGGCAACGTCATCAAATACCTATGGCGTGCTGAGCACAAGGGCAACATCGATCAGGACTACGGCAAAGCCGATTGGTATATGCGCAGGTTGCTGCTGCATGTGGAGCAAGAGGGTGCCCGGTAGCTAGGGCTCACGCACCACTAGCCTTGCCGCTGCCGGGCGCAGCGGACGCTGAGACAGTTAAGAAACGTCTCGCCAACAATCTTACCAAACAATGACCATCCTCTGCGACTACGAAATCAAAGCACTATGCACTGGTGGCATGGTGCGCAATTACGATGAAGAACTGGTCAATCCCGCCAGCCTTGACCTACGGCTTGGTGACACGATCATGCTTGAATCCGCTGAGGATTTAGACATGCGTCCGCTAAGCATTGCAGGTGCCACAGCAGATAACCCGTATTCGCTGCGACCTGGGCAATTCATCCTTGCGCAGACCATTGAGGTGTTTCACATGCCGGAGCATATTGCAGGGTTGTTTTTCCTTAAATCCAGCCGCGCACGTGAAGGTTACGAAAACCTGCACGCCGGTTATGCCGACCCCGGCTGGCATGGCAGTGTGCTGACACTGGAGCTTAAGAACTCACGCCAGCTACTGCCGCTGCCATTGTGGCCTGGCTTGAAGATTGGTCAGATGGTTTTCTTCCACATGAGCCAATGCCCAGTCACCAGTTACGCCGAGGTTGGCCACTACAACGCACACGGCACCGTGATGGGTTCAGTGACCACCTAGCTCACGCGCAGCA